CGCTTTTAATTATTCTCCAGAGTAATCTTAGTGTATCTTTGCAATCTATCTTTCTTTTAATAAGTTCAAAAAGAACTCGATGATCTATTCTATAAAAGTATTTTGCTACATCAGCTTTCAGAAAATAGGTTTCGCCTGGTTGCCTGTCTAGTTTTCTCATCCAGTGTCTTAACTGATCTGCAGCATAATGAGTCCCTTTATTTTCTCTGCAAGCACAACTATGCTCATAAAATATATTGTCGAAAATAGGGAAAATCTGTCTATATATGGCCCATTGAACTACTCGGTCCCTAAAAGGTAAAGCCATAACCAGTCTTTGCTTTGGTTCGTAAACATAAAACTGATGATATTTACCTTGCTTATAAGTTTTGTGGATTAGTTCATTCTGTAGCTGGATAAGATTGCTTTCTAACTGCCTGGTAAACTGCAAGACTTCATTTTTAAATCTTTTTTTCTTTCTTGCTTCTATATAAGCTAAATATAAATTCTCAAAATCGTATATTTTTGGATATAAATTTCTAAATTTTTTTGGAATATTATCACCACTTTCTCTGTATTTGGGTGAAAAGAAAAACCCACTCTTATTTAGAGCAGGTTTTAGGGTGTCAGCCGTGACAACTTTCTATATTTCAATACTTGCTGCCTAACTAACAATTTAAATTTTTTCCTGGAGGGACAAATTTGTTTCTCAGGATGGAAGTAGGCCCCTTTATTTATGTTGCTGGCACTGGATAACAACCAAGTAGGTTGCTAACTTCTGGCCTAAAAATATAAATAGAGCGGAGCGGAAGCCAATGTTGTTGTTCGAGTTCGAACGCTCATTGTTCAGGTTCAACTGAAAGACACCGGCTTTCGAGCCGTTGTTCCAGTTGCCACCACGGATCGGCAAACGCATCGGCCTACTACCGAAAATTTATAAAATTTTAATTTTGCTTTTCTATTGTTTTCATCCAGCCACCAATTAACTTGCCTACTTCATCAAGTTTTCCAGACCAGATGCCGTACTTTTTAAAAGGAAGAAATTCTAAATCTTTGGCTAATCTTATATAAGTAGTTATCAATTCTAATTGAGTATCCATTTCTCTTAATGTAGTCTTTTTGTAATATTTTTTGTTGGTTATAATTATTAATTTTAAAAGTTTTATCATTGCTTCTTTTATCTCTGCAGCAAAAGTATGCTTTTCACTGCGAGGGAATTGTTTTAATGCCTGGTAACCATACTGGATCATGTCATAAGTCTTTTGATATACTATTAGATTTTCCAAATTATCATCCTTCAAGTAATGTAGGGGAAGGCTATCGCCCACCCCTAACAGATTTTAGAGTTCAGATTTATAGAGAAACAAAAGCGGAGCGGAAGCCAATGCCGCTGAACGCGTTCGAACGCTCATTGTGCAGGTACAACTGAAAGACACCGGCTATCGAGCCGTTGATCCAGTTGCCACCACGGACCGGCAAACGCTCACCGTAGTTTCTAACATAAATATAATCTCCGTTATATCCTGTGCCTTCCGGGAATACAGCCAAATATTTTAGTCTTTCAGGAACTGTAAAGCCAGTATCAGCGGTCATATTCTCAAAAATATGAGAGATATATTCGCTACTTGCTTCGTCCATTACATTGTCAATTACACTATCAAGCTGTAATGTAGTGCCGTCTACATCCATATAAGCTCCGAGATCTAACCAGCCTGTATTATCTCCAGCAGCATTACCAGTCTGAAAATCATTTTCATCATGAACCCAAATTTTACCGTCAACTAGCTTTAAGCCATCGACCCATTCATGAACATTTCCATTTAAATCAAATATGCCTGCTAGAGTTCCATCGTGAGACCATGAAGCAGGTCCAGATCCGGTTGCTACCCTATATGTTTTGTAAGGGTCTCCACCACCATAAGTTTCTACACCTTTTTCATGCGGAGCACTTATATCCTGACCATAGTCATTGTTACCTCTGGGCTCATAACCATTTTTCCTGCACCAGAGTGCAATAGCAGCCCATTCTGCATTGGTCATAAGATGCCAGCCAGTTCCCTTAGCAAATGATGCAGCTCTCGCTGTATCAAAATTAATTGATGTTGCTGGGTCCTGATTAGGGATTGAATAAGCCCGGCTGTTCTTGATAATATTTTGATATTTTGAAATGAAAATTTCATCCTTAACCACACCGTTAACAATGAAAGCTGGATGCGGTTCGTTTGGCCAGGTGTCTACAACATCATCTAAATTAAACTTAGGCAGCCTATACATAACAGAAGGATTTCCCTGATCATCATATAGAACTGTGTTTCTTCCTCCGGTTTGAGCTTCAACAGCTGCTCTGTAACTATCTTTTATACTAAATACAAAAGGTTCCATTAATTAATCACTTCCTCTTTTTGATTTTGTTTAAGAATATAATTAGGTAGAGCCCATAAATCGAGCACTACTTCGTCTACATTAAAAGGTTTTTTGACCTTTTCGTAAACTGTTTTTCCATCTTCGTCCACTTCTCCAGTGCCCTGCATTTCATATTCAGCTGCAGGAATAGTTATGTTTGCTACATACCATTTATCGATACCTTCCACCAGATTACCTGTTTTATTTGTGTAAATATCGACAGTTTTCTTTTCATCATCCTGCATTACCTCTAAATCAAGGCCAATGCTTTTATCTAAAACACTCAAAACTAAAAAATTCCCATTTAGGGAATAGTCAGCTTTTTCTCCAGTATTCAATTCGTTAATTATCATCTATTGCTGCACCTCCTTATTTGACATCAAAGTTAATTAAAGTCCATTTGATAGTCGCTTCATCTTCACTACCGGTAAAACTAACTTTAAATCCATTTGATGTCTTGTCATAAACCTTTATGTCACCAACAAAGCCAGGGTCACCAGATACAAGCTCAGTAACTACTTGATAATCAGGTGCATCATACTGCACAAAACCATCTAAAGCTACAGCTGTATAATTATCAGCAGTGACAGTCACTTCTCCCTGCATTATTTTTTGCTTTTTTATTTTCTCAAATTCCTGGTTAAGTTTCTGAACAAACTGCAGAGTCTGGAAAGCAAGTATCCCGGATGGTCCTAAAGCTGTTTGAACACCGGATTCAATTCTTTCCATTTTCTTTTTACTTATAACTGTACCCTGCTGTATAACATTACCATCTGCATCCACTACATGATCTATCCACTCGAGTGGAGTATAATTTTCATCATATATCATTTATTATTTACACCTCCTGGATATCAAAATCAAAAGCGATCAATAAACCTTTTAAATCTCCTTTTTCTATCTGATCTGGTTTATCAGCAAAAATACTTCCTTCATCATCAATGAGCTCAAAATTGGTTAGGTCCCCAACTCCCTCGGCTTCATTTAAATAGAGAAAGATTCTAAGTTTGCTGCCATCTATTTTAACTTTATAAATGTCAGTTTCTTTTTTCTGGCCATTGACAGTATAAGTGCCGTGACTAATAAAACTGTCAGTTTCTCGTGCTAATTTATTGAGGCCTGCACTTGTGATCATATTGCCACCTCCCCGCATCTAAAGGTATTGCAGTAATTATAATCTTTAGCGTACTTTTCAAAGCTGATATTAAAGTTAAGTATTGATTTAAAACTATAACCTCTGTTGCTTTCTTCATATCCTCCAGAAATTAAATTAGCTGTAAAGGGTAATATTTGATCAGCAGTGCTGTAAATTTCTTGCACATTCATCCTGTCAATAACTCCTTGCGGGTAATCAATTTCTGTACTGCCAGAATATAAGCCGGCCAAAAATGGATATTCCTGTTTTTGAGTAGAGTATTTCTCATATACATTGCTTAAATAAATTTCACCAGTGAACTGATCAGTCCATTCTCCAGTTTTTACAGTGTCGCAATACGGCAAAGTAGACATTTCAGTATAGGGCATTGTGGCAACTATATTGATGTCATCCTCTTCGATTAAAAAGAAATCAGTGCTTATTCCACCGCCTACAACATTATTAAATAGATTAATAAATCTTTCGTAAGTGATGTTATAATCACTAAAAACTTCCGAAGGGAAAGACAAGAATATAGATGCAGGTTGCTCTTCCGTAACAAAAGACCACCCTTCCTGAACATAAATGTCCTCGGGTGGCCTATCTATTGCCAGACTTAAAGCATCTATTATATGAGGTATTGAGCCGTCACTGGTGTTCTCTGCTATTTTAATTCTAATTAACAGCCTGTATAAAGTATCATCATTACCTTTTCTTGATTCTCCGACATTCGCACCATAATGATCAAGTGTTTTGCCGTAAGCATCATTTAGATTTTTGACTTCCTCTATATCGTCAAAAGCAGTTTGAACAATCTCCATTTCTTCAGCTAACATTCTTAGCTTTTTAATAAGATCGGAATCCTCATTTTTAGTAATGAAGCTTATAAACTTCTCTTTCATTGCTTCTAATATTTTAGACATGGTTGATCACAACCTTAGTTGGATCAGTAATTGCAACTTCCAATCCTGAAATCTCAATATTTTCTTTTGTGGTTGGACTTGCAGTGGTGCCGATATATAATTCAAAATCAATAATACCGCTGCAGGCTCCATGTATTTCATGAGTAATTTTAGAGTGGATAATATCATCAGCTATTATCAATTCATCTAAATATCCAACAATAGCTTCAGTTATTAAATCATCACCATCTACCGGGTAATCATCATTAGTTATAAGATCTATTGTGTAGTATGTGTCTACATCAGTAGGCCTTGAAAATCCAATTTTGTGGGCTGTTCCACCCTCATCATATACATCAGTGACTATATCTCCATATGCTCTTATTCCACCCGCTTTTGCAGTATAAATAGCCTGAGCAATATCTTCTTCTGAACCTCCCAACACTACAGCAAATACTGACTTCATAGGCATACCCAAAGAATTTGTTGTTTCTGTATCATTTTCAAAAACTTTTACCTGTCTAACTTCATTTATATCAGAGACTGCAGCAGTTATAGCTGCAATTACATCACTTGAGTTCTGGCCGAGCTGGTTAAAATATCTTTTTCTTAACTCATGATTAGTTTCCCTATCCCTTCCGAAATCAGCTGCTACTGGGTTTGTAATAGAGTTAACTCCTGAAATAGGCTGAGTAATAACAGTAATAGTATTTGCCGGCACATTACCTTTTTCACCAGCTTCTTTTGCTATCAGCTGAACCTCTGTTTCTCCATTTGATTGAATAGTGGTATTATATTTAGTCTCAAATTTAATTGAGCTGTCAGTTTCAGTTTCAACAGTCCAACCCTTATCTATCTCAGTGCCAGGGGTTCCTATTACAGTAAGTGGAACTTCTGATTTTCTTTTTCCTTTTCTTTTAACATTTAGATTAGATACGGCATAATCTAAACTTTGATCTTCAGCCAAAATTACATAAGCTGAATTATATACTTTTTCAGCCACAGACCAAATCAAAGATAAACTGAAAGCGAATAGCCTTATAAACCAACCATTTACAGAGGATGATGAAACATTTACATCTTCTCCAAAATAACTTTTTGATTTTTCTTCTAAAGACTCAACAATATCTTGATAAGTTTTTTTCTTAAACCCTTTTTCTGTTACACCAAATTCATCAGACATTAAAATTCCACCTCCCCTGACGATTCAATTAAACCTTCAGTAGTTAAAGCTTTGAAATATATTTTAAGCTTTCTATTTTTTTGGTCTGAAGTATCAACATTGATTTCTAAAATTTCTTTAACTCTATCTTCTTTATAGATTGTTTTGATAAGTTCGGATCTGTGCTTTCTGGCCGTCGCTTTCTCTCTGAAAAGTTTTAACCAGGGGTGACCAAAATCTAAATCAAATATCCATTCTCCTTGATTAGTCATTATTCTTATCCAAAGAGCTTGCTCAAGTTCCATTTTTCCAGTAGCTTCTTCTATATCGTGTAGTTCGTCAAATTTCGTAGTTCCGTTTTCTTTATCAAAATAAAAACTTCTCATATAATCACCGACTTAATTAAAGCTGCTATCAAACCGCCTGCTGCAGTAAATAAAAAATCAGCTAATTCAACAGTATGGTTCTTCGGATTTAAATAATCATAAATCTCTTTAGCCGCTCCGGCCAATGCAGCAAACCAAAAATTTAATAATAAACTTATAAAAAAACCTGCAATCAAATGACCTTTTTTATCTTTTTGCATTATTAAACCACCACCTAATTTGTAAACACTTTTCCACTTGTGTCAGGGCTTGCTGAAGTAGGAGTTCCAGTAGTACCGCCACTATCCCCTGGGTGTTTATGGCCATCCAACCAGGCTTTAAGTGTATCTCCCATACTTAGCCCTTCACCACCGGAACCTCCGAGATGAACTTCTCCGTTCACAGTAACTGTCGGAGCTGTCACTGTAGCGGGACTATCTGAAATAATGTCTGTAACACCAGTAGTATCAATTTTAGTATCTCCATCAGTTTGGATTGTAGTGTTGCCAGTAGTTTTGATATCAGTATCTCCATTAGTTTCAGCCAACAGGCTACCATCTTTCATCATAACTATTCGGCTGTCAGCTTCTTGATTTTCAAATAACAAGTCTTCTCCATAATTAGAATTTAATTCGTTTTCCTGTTCGGATTTGAGACCTTTAATAACTACAGCATCATCAAAAGCATGTTTCCTTTTATACTTAACACTCTCTGGGTCACCAGTAATCAATAGTTTATCCAGCGCCCTTTCATTAAAAAGCACCTGGACTACATCGCCTTTTTGATATGGAGGTCTAATTATAAAAGAGCCAGCGTTTAAATGACCAACAGGTACTTCTATTATTTTTGGGATAGTAACTTCTTCATCATTTAATATTTTTTTAGATAAAAGAGTAATTTCAGCTATCATAGTTTCCGGATCATACTTTTCTATTTTAGCTGGTAAAGCTACATGCAGCTCTTTTAATTCCTGATCAATTAATTTCTTCATTAACTTAGATCCTCTCACGCTTTAACAACCTCCATTTCTGTAATGAAATCACTGCTTGATAATTTATGCAGCCCTTTTTTTACTCTAAATAGACCGGAAATAGTTTTGCTTTCTATACTGATGATACTGTCAGCCCATATTCTATAATTTAAAAGAGATTGTACTTTATATCCTTCTTCTCCGTCCTCATCAATCTTTTGCGGAGAAGCTATTAATCCGGTCCTTTTATTGAGGTTAACAATCTCTCTGGTTCCAACTTCTTCAGGTCTCAAATAAATTTTACTTCTACCAACATGCAATTTAGTAGCTGCATCTTTTGCTATTTCTTCGAGAGCGGTCTTAACGGTGCCAGAAAAAGTCTTTCCTTTAGGATAATCAATATTATTGGCTAAATTAATTTCTCCAACTCCAAAAGGGAGCATATCAATTAAATCAACAGCAACATCTCTGGCTCTAATACCAGCTCTCCAGGTCTGATTAACTGTAGTATTCAACCAATCCGAAGTATTATCGCCGACTACAATTTCAGTAATCTTATCTGTTGTATCCCACGATGTTTGAGTATGAGATATAACTCCAGGCAAGAGCAGACCAACATCATTTTTGTAGCCAGCTCTTAAAGTGAAATTAGTATCTTTTTTAAGAAGATCAATTGTTTTGTTGCTGATATTAAAAAATCTTACATGGCCGACATTGCCATCTGAGTCAGTATTAAAATTAACTTCAAATTCTAAATCTAAATCAGGGTATTTTATCTCTTTATTTTCTAGAGTAAATATTACTCTTCTTCCAAAAGCTTTTGACATTAGTAATCACCAGCTATATATAGCTTCACGCTGTCATAAAAATTATTGTAAGTAACTCCTTCTTTTTCTGCGGCCATTGTTTTATCAAGTGGTATTATTCCGATACCGTCAGGCAGCCTGTCATCAATAATATTGTCGAACATATTCGTGCCGTAAGTTATTTTTTTACCTTCAAGTATAGCCTCCCCGGTAGAATCAAAAACTGACATAACAAAAAATCCTTGATGATTCCAACTTATTTCAAATATAAGTTCAGTTCCTGCTACATCAGTCAAAAATCTGTCCGGGACCTGTTTAATATTTTCTTTTTCTACAGGTAAATATTTAACTTCCATTATTCATCACCGCCGAAAGGAGAAATCATTGAGGTAAGAATTGACTGATCAGTGCTTTGTTCATCTACATTTTCAGTTTTATTTGAGCGTTCTTCTGTTTCTGTAGCATTTTGCTGCACTTCATTGCCGGTTGAAGGATCAGTTCCTAAATTAACAAATATAGTCTCCTGCTCAGCTACCTGAACTTGTTTTAAGGAAATGCTGCCTTGATAACCATTTGCTATTTGAGCATCAGTATCAAAATTTATGCTCAAAATAACCATGTTTTCATATAATCTATAATCTTTAACATCCATATAATTAAAAACTTCATCATACTGGCTCGCTTCTTCTAGTCTATCCCGCTGATCTTCTGCTTCATCTCCGGCTATAACGAATGTATGATTAATTTCAACTGGCTGGTGATTAATATGATCAGCTATTTCTGTTTTATCCTCAACCGGCTTTTCAGTAACTTCATTTTTTAAATTAATAGATTCTTCTGGAGCAACCTCTATTTCTATATCAAAATCATCATTGTATAATCTAGCCAACTGAATCACCTACCGCAGCTGTTGCCTCTCCGTCAAAATACTGCTCTATTATTTTAATTATCTTTTGAGCATCCTGAACTGTATTATTTGAGCCTTCAAGATTAAGGTTCTCAATTATTACTTTCTTTTCTGATTTACTGTTACTACTTTTATTGCTTTGATTATAATTATTATTTGTAACGCTTTGAGATTGACCAAATCCACTGTCAGAAATGCCTTTCATCGGGCTGTAATCTCTTACAATAGTTTTAGGCTCAGCAATCATTGACTCAGTCCACATATTGCTTAATGGTCCAGTAACTTGCTCTCTGGACTTATCGACACCTTTTCCAATAGTTTGAGTGAGTCCTGGTCCTACCCTGTCTAACTGGCTCAATGGTCCAATTTTAGCAGGTGATTGAGGCAGATAGTCCATTATCTTTTTAGCCATTCCCTGCATCCAGCCTGGCAGTTTATCCATTGCTGTTTCAATAGCAGTTTTTAAAGCAGACCCAAAGTCTATATTGCTTAATTTACTTTTGATTTTACTGGCCCATTCATCAATTTTTGCTATTGGATCTGGTATATCCGGCATGCTCAAGCCCGGCAAATCGAAAGAAACTAAATTATTAACAAAATTCTTTCCGCTATTCCAGATTGATTTTATTCCGCCTACCAAATCAGGAAGAGTCGGTAGTTTAATAGCCGGCAGTTCTATTTCAGTTTTATCTTTAATAAACTGCCTGCCTGCTTCATAAATCTTATTAATTATATCTGGTAGGTTAACAGGTGGTATTAAAAACCTAACTAAAGTCAGCGGGTTATCTTTAACATAGTTTGCTGCAGCTATAATTTTTTCTTTAATCGCTCCAGCAATATCTGGTATATGACTCAATTTGAAAATATCCAAAAATAAATTACCTATAAAATATAATTTTGCAGAAACAATAGTTTTTATTCCTTCAAATATATCAGCTATGCCGCTGTAAAACTGATCAACAGCGTCCCAGTACATTGCGAAATCACCGGTTACTATCCCTTTAATTAAACCTGATATCATTTTAATTGGTGAGAAAAGCATCTTAAAAGCGCCTTCAAATATCCTTACAGCTCCAATTACAGTTGACTGAACCAGTGGCTCTATATAAGCAAATGATGCTTTGATAGCTTCCCAGGTCCAGAGTGCTGCATTACCTACATCAACTAATACACCTTTTAAATCTTTGTTTATTCCGGCCCATGCTAAAAACTTATTAATTATAGGCAGCAAAGTGCTTTCTCCACCGTTTAAACCTACCCATAAATCTTCTATTGCTAAAACAATTCCGGTCACTGCTGCAGCTATACCAAAACTACTTATAGAAAATATTCCAGCTATAAAGGGCCATGCTGCACTTACTCCACCAATAGCCGCTGCTATTCCAGTTATTGCAACACCTATTGCAAAGAATCTAGTAGCAGCCTGAAGTTTTTCGCTTTCTTCTAGCTTTTCAAGAAATTTATTAGTAACAATCAATCCTTTATTAAATGATGGTATAAAACTAAAACCCATTGCGATTGATACATCGCGAATATTACCTTTAAATCTTAGCCACTGGTTGTTAAATTCCATTGCAGTTCTGGTTGCATCGTTTACTGCATCTCCAGACTGTCTGATCATTTCATTAAATCTTAACTGCATTTTTGTGAGATTGTCTAAATCTCTGAAATTCTTTTGATATCCTTCTCTTTGAGCAACTAAATTTAATTGAGCTTCACTCAACTGGATACCTAGCATTCTGACAGCCTCATGATTACCCACCAGGGCAGACTGCATAGCTTCAGCAGCTCTTGCTGTTGCCACATTGTTGAAAGATCCTAAGTCAGCTGCTAAAGTAACCATTTCTTTTGAAAGACCTGCAGCTTCATCCCGAGCTAAACCCATTGGCACCAGTACATCCTGAAAACTGTTTAACCAGCCTAAAGTAGCATATTCAGAGCGTCCAATACTTTGAGCATATTCATCAGCCCATTTTCTCGTCTGGTTAGCAACCTCTCCAAAAACAACATTAAATTTATTTACAGTTTCATTGGCATCCGCGGCACTGAACACCGATCTTCCTATAGCAGCAAAGCCCATTCCAGCTGCTATACCTAATTGATATCGGTACCGCTCTAACACCGCAACACCATTACTTATTTGCTTTTTAGCATCATGAAAGGCAGCAGATATAGCCCGGCCGGCAGTTACTGCTTTTCTTTCCAGAGCTCCCATTCTATCAGTAGCTCTTATTACATTGTTTTTAAAGCTATCAACTCTTCTATCAGCCTGGGTAAGTGGCCTATCATTTATTCCAAAGCCAACTTGAAAACCCAAAAACCTTTGTGCTCCTCCTGCTGGCATATCTACCGCCCTCCTTCAGAACTATTTTTCATTTCATCATTGAAAACTTCTAAAGCAGCCCTGGCTTCTAAAAAATGATCTAAATCCCATTTTGCAACTTCTTCCTCAGACTGCATCTTAAAAACCAGAGCCCAGTAATCTTTAAGAAGCCCTTTTATCTGCCTTTTGTACCGATCATGGTTTACTATTAACTCACCTTTTTTGTTTATAGAGCTATACTTAGGCTCCAAGAAACGTTTCTATACTTTTTACAACCTCTTTCAGTTCCTTAGACCTGTTATAGTTTTCTATTTCTTCAATTAAGTCCTGAACATTACTTAATTTTTCAAAGTCATCCATGGTGATATCTTCTTTTAAAGCTTCGGCCATTAAGTTATCAATGTAAACTTCCTGAGAAAACTGCCCGGCTTCATCTTTAGAATTATCTTCAATTTCTAAAATTTCTTTATTTCCGATGTACTTAACTGTATATTCATCACCGTTTACAGTTACTTTTTTCTCTTTTTCAGCCTTAACATCAAAGTCATCTATCTTAAGCGGGTTAATCACTACATTATCTAAAAGACCGCCGATATATTTCTTTCTGGATGTAGATCCATAGCGGTCCCGACATTTGTCCTGATGTTTTATGTACCATCTGACACCAGGGTTTTGCAGTGTATATTTATTATCCCCTACAGCTATTGTTTTTTTGTTACCTTCTTTACCCATTATTTATAATACCCCCTCGAATGCTTCCTCATAGTCAGCTACAAGCAGAACCCATTCTCTATCTCCGGGCTCATTGGACTTTACATTATCAGGTAAGTTTTGAACTACACATCTACTACCTGTTCCAGAAACATCACCGTCAAAGTTCTGATCAACTGTAGAAAAGCCAAATTCTTCATCTGACTTATATAAACCATACAGCTTTTCGTTTGCCGGGCTGGTCTCTTTTAATGTAATTGTAGCCTTCGCTCTATCATCAGCAGACTTTGAAAATGTAACTTCTCCCTGAGCTCCAACATGAGAAGTTCTTTTCTCAGACATTCTTGATATCTCAACCATTGAGTCTTCAGCAAATCCAGTCAAAACAAAATTATCTACAATTGTTATTACTTTGGTTGGATCATAATTGACCATTTATAATACCTCCTTTACAGTGTTAGGTAGAAATCTAATTCTACATTGTGCCAAGCTCCAGAATAGGTTACTGTCGATTTAACGCCCTTTAGAACTCTGTTTGCTAAATCATTTTTCAGCAAGTCTTTTCTGGTAGGATAAGTTACTGTTGACATGAAATTACCGTCAGCATCTTTAGCAACAGCTCCATTTCTAGCAGCCACTTTATTAACCTGCTTAGCTGCATCAACAAAAAGACCGATTCCTGCATTATCCTGGCCGACTTTCTGGCTGGTCTTTAATACGCGGAATATCTCTTCTCTATATCTTGCAGCAAACCAGTGTTTTGCAACAGTTGTATCAATAAAATCACCATTACTCATTACACCTTCTGCGACATATAAAGAGCCGCCCCATTCTTTATAAATATTTGCATTAACAGCTTGCAATGCTGCTGTATCAGCTGGCAAATAAGTAGCTTTAGCAGTATTATTGATAGTTTTAAACTTAAGAGTATAACTACCAGGAGTCATTGGCAGGATTCTACCTAAAGCACCTGCATCAAGATACTGCTCTTCATCATTTACACCACCATCATGAGCGAATAGAGCAAAGTTCTGGTTTTCTATTCCCTGCATAAAGGTTTCGATATCAGCTACAGCTGCATCTTTACCCAAATCACCAAACATTATTTTTTCTTTTGAAGCTACCCAGTTAGCAGCTTCTTGAACATCGGCTTCAGTGTTACTTGCGATAGCCAAAGCGTACCAATCATTATTTTGAGTTATTAATTTATCTAGCTCATCAGTGATTGTGCTTGTTTCTGTCGCAACATCAACACCGTAAATCATAACTTCCTGAACCTTTGGCTGCTGACTTAACATAGCATTAACTTTTTTATACGCTAAATCAGTACTGGTCCAGTTCTGGATCTCTCCAGTGTCTGAAACTATTTCTAATGGATTGGTAACAGTTGGGTCAAAAACCAAACCAGTACCGAATCCTTTTTGAGCTACAGCTCCTGTTTCATCATATACATTTACAACAACAGGATCTCCCATTTAAAGATCACTCCCTCTTTATAAATTTACGTCTAAAATATCTTCATCATCAGAAAATTCTACTTCAAGTTCAACCTCTTCGAATGTCTTTTCAATTATCTTAACTTCATCATTAAACTGCAGAACTACATCAAAACCTTTTCTATCTTCATAATCAGTCTGTAAATAAGTGGTCCTGTCCTGCATATTTGTTACATTGATAATCACCACATCATACTGATCAAGAAATCGCTGGCCCAGTTTAGGTATTCTAAACCACTCAATTAATTTTGAAATGTATTGGCTCACATCTTTGCCAAAAGCGTTAAATGATATCGTCACTCTCGGATTTGAGTAATAAGAGTATTCGATATCCTCATCAAAATTAGGATCATCACTCTGAACCACTTCTTTTTTTATGAACATTGACTGAGCATTCCCGTTTATATCGTAAGGAGAAGACATTTTATAAGTTATTCTCGGATAAATTAAATCTTCGGACTTAACATCCTGATCAGCTCTAATAAGCTGCGGAATCCCTGAATAACTCTTTATTTCTGGCTGCAGATTGGTCCTAAAAGTGTATAAATCAATCATTTAACCACAACCTTTTTAGCTAAAAACTTATGGAAATCAGATAAGTGAGTGTTATTTTGTGGATTCTGCACTTCAAAATCATTGCTTTGAAAGCGAATAATGTCTCCCTCTTTTGGAATTAAGGGAATTTCTTCATCAGTTTCAGTATTAACACCAGTATTATCTTCCGGAACAAATAACTTTAAGTCCTGGATAGTGTAAAAACCACCATCATATTCGTTAAGCTCCTCTGTTGTTAAGTGAATTATTGCTATTTCTATGCTATATTCATCAGAAGCACCATCATCAACATATTCACCATTTACAAATTTTTTGCCACCTCTTTTCAAAGTGACAGGAGTTAAATAATCTCTTATAAATCCTGAAAAATCCACGTTATCACCTCACTCTATAAGTTATTGACTGTCTTAGCCTACCCGAGTCAATTAACGGGTTATTTGCACCCTTTTTGTTCTTCTTGGTTACTGCTGAGTTAGGGGGAGACTTTAATTCGACCATATATTTGCGAATGAAAGAAGCAAACTCAGCACCCAACAAATTAAGGGCCTTATCAGCATTCATTCTACCTGCTATTACAGCCCTTATTGCTTGTTCAGTATGCTTTTGTATTTTCCTAACATTCTTGTCGAAACCTTCTCTAATGTATGACCTCTCTGGAATCTCAACTTTCTTAACGAGTGCATACATTGGTCTGATTCTGTCTCCTACTTCCATGGCCAGTATTCCATCACCATCATCATCAGAATCCATAAGGAACAAATTATCAAAGTCTCTTGCACTTTTACCAGCCGCCTCTTCATTAAGGGGTATTGTAAGAGCTTTTGCTTTTTTAGGGGTTATTGTTACACCGAACTCATTTACCCTGGCAATCATTAGGATTTGAGAGTTTTTGCCGCCGAATACACCAACCTCAATTTTAGAGTTCTTAAGTTTATTAATTTCTTCAATTAAATTAGGCATATTATTATTATCAGTAATTTTAAGTTTTGCCATTATGAAAACACCATAAATGTGGGTCCCTGGCTCTTTTTCATAATTCTTAAAAGCTCTTTGCCGTACTCGGTGCTTTCTAACCCTTCTGTTCCTGTTTTATCAGCATAATCTTTAGAACCCAGACCTTTAACTTCCTCGCTGATTGCTTTCGGATGATCCAAAGTGGCAAAATGAGCAGCCAAATACCTTTCCATTTTCTCCTGGTATTTATCATCATATTCCCAGTCTTCAAGCTCTATAACTGCATCCTCAATGTAAAGCTCAATAGATTGATCAGATAACTTAGAAAGGTGAGAAGCAATACTCCTCACCTTAGATACAGTAGTTTGAGGCATGATTACTCATCGCCTTTATCTTTACCATCATCTTCTAAGTAAGCAATCTGATCTTCAATAGCTTTTTGAGTGGTCTTTCTATCATCAGTCTCAGCCCACTTTAAAAGCTTTTCTTTATCCATTGTTGTTTCAACGAGCTCAACAGCTTTATCAACTGGAGTAATTTCTGACAAATCTTCAATTGTGCCGTCTTTAACCTCTACCTTACCTTCTTTCACCCAACCTTTTACTATTGGATGAGTCTTTACAGCTTCCCAGTCTTCATCCTCAACTTCATTCGGGCCAATATTCAACGATACATTTCCAACATGTTTAATTTGAGCGAAATGGTTAATTATCGTTAACATACAATTACCTCCTCATTTTTTTATTAATTCTTAAATTCCGTCAGCTCTGCAGATTCCGAGTGGATATCTAACAATAGCCCCAGCAGTTCTTTCTTCAAGGTTAACCTGCGAACTAAGGTTTTCCTTGTTATATGGAGCATGTCTATAGATGTCTAACGGTAGCCCCATTTCAACTACATCTGGAGAACTATCATAAACCATAAAGCAGTCAGTGCCACTATCTCCTTTTCCTGCAAGCTCTGGTACAGAAATAATTCTGTCAAACCAGCCTTGATTTTCAAGATATCTGCGGATAGTTAGCTGAGGATTGTCAGAATTAAATGGTCTGTCTAAGTCCTCGTACTGATCATCTGGAATTGCTAAAGTATCAGCAGCCATTCCAGGCTTTAGATTAACTTTCTTTTTGGCTTGTCTGATATCTTCAACTATTTCTTCGCCTGTTTTATCTTTCCAGTTTGTAGATGTTGCACCACTATTTTGAGCAACAGTGTAAGTCTGAATACCAGTAAAGTTAGTCAGGCCTTCTGCATTATGCTCAGTAGAGCCAGAGAAGAAAAAGTCATTTTCTCTTTCAGAAATAGCTCTTCTAGCTGCAGTAGCCTTAGTAGTTTCAACTGGTCTATTAGCCATCTTTGCAGCTCTCTTTTCCTGAAGGTCAATAGTAAATCCTACTACGATACCATAAATACCCTGGTGGTGTCTTTCAATATCTGCATCTACTAAAGGTACATCATCTGCACCATAAGCAAATATTTTAGCAGCACCTTTTTTAGTTACCTTATCGTAACTATAGGTTTCTGCACCTTCCGGGATGTCAGTTTTCAAACCCACCATTGTTCTGGCAGTTAATTCTCTTTCTTTGGCTTCATATACAGTATTATCAATTGCATCTAAGTCATCATTAGTTAGTAAAGCGTCCTGTCTAGTAACGCCAGATCCTAAGTCTTTCATTATTTAATCACCTCTCCTTAAAGTTGTTTAGTAGTTGTCTGAGAAGGTAAGTTAAACTCTACCTTGACAACATCACCGGCAGATCCGGCTGATTTGAACTCTGCATCCTCAATTTCAACACCATACACACCATTAGTTGCTTCAGTTAGTGGTGCTTTATCAAATAAACCATCATCTCTGACGGCTACTTTATCGCCTCTAGTTACATCAGCTGCAGAATCGGATAACTTAACCCACATCACTGCTTTTCTGGCAACAGTAACACTGTCACCATCTGCATATTTAGAGTTATCTAAGTCACCACCTACAGAATATTGAGCAATTCCAGCTAAGACATCAGCTGCAGCACTTCCATCCCAAACAGCAACCTGTTTTTCTGGATCAGTACCATATTTAACAGCAGTACCGAAAGGAATATCACCTTCGCCTGCCATTGAATCAGCGTGTCCGCTTCTTCCTGTTGCTAATTGACCTGCATTTAATTTAGCATCCATTATTCATCACCTCTCATGTTTAATCTTTTTTGACGCTTTTTCTCAATAGCGTCACTGCGGGAGCTGGAGTCTTTTTTCTTAAACTTAAGATTTTTATCTCCATAGCTGCCCTGACCTTCATCCAGCATTTCACTTAATACATCAAAACGAGCTTCAATGTATTCGTCTGGTCTATCTTCGCCGTCAAACTTTTCATTAACAGCTTTGATGCAGTCGATTTTGATTTCTTTATCAGATTTGCCTTCAACCTCATAATCTTCATCCAAAAACTTGTCAGCTTTCTTCAGAAGTTCAAGTCTTTCACTGACGGCTTCATCAATTTTCTTATCAGATAACTGATTGCCCTCCAATTCATCAACTTTCTTTTGCAGGTTAGAAACCTGATCATCTTTACCATCTAACTTACCTTCTAACTGGCCAACATTTTTAGTCAGTTCTTCATTTTCAGATTTTAAAGTATCAATTCTGCTTGCAACTTCTTCAGCTACTTCAAACTCTTTACCGTCTAATTTAATAGTTTTCAATTTCTGATCACTCCTTTTGTTTTGCTTCTTCTTTGACTTATCATTCAAAATATCGCTGTCTTTTCTGACCTGATAGGCATAATCTTTTGAGTCCAATCTGGCACTGCAATCAGGTCCGCAACGTCCTTTTTCAACCATTGCCAGGTGGTTTAAATTAAAGTTGGTCTGTCTGCGATCGTATTTCTGGCCCTGATACGTTCCTGATTCTTCAACAATTTCACACTCAAAACCTAAGCTGCATTCCTTTTTGTTGCCATTGAGAACTTTACCGATTAAACCTGAATCAAATACTGTTGCTCTGCCGGTTAACTTTTCTCCAACTATTCGAGCTGTATCTGATGTCATTCCTTTAACCAGCTCTTTCGAGTTGTCCGGATTGACCAGCTCCCAGGGGTGATCGTCAGTAACTGGTAAGTTTTTTAATTGACCTAAAACCTCTTCAGTTAACAGATCATCAGGATGCTTTAATTCATAGACTATATCTCCTGTCTCTGGGTCTAAATAAGGGAAAACTCCAGTTTGTGCAGCCACAAGGTCATAAGTAAGAAAGCCAGATGAATTTTTATTAAGATTGTTAATTCCTATCACATCAAACCTCTTTGGCATCTGTAATCACCCCCTTTCTATGCTGCTCTTCCAAACATTTGCTCCAATTCTTGTTCAACAATTTCAGCAGTACAGCGACAGTTATAATCCTTGCCCGGGAAAAGACCATTGGCCCCTTCTTCCCAGGTAAATTTATGCCCGTTTAATGCTTCATGTTCATCCCGGACCCTAATATCATCTGAATCCCTCCAGATGAACTCTTTAAGTCCGAGCTCCTGGTGCCTTATTTTTGTAAAGTCACCCAGCATACTACCTGCCTGGTCTCTTGCAATAAATTTAGCTCTGCTATCTGTTTTTTTATAGATATCCTGTATATTATCTTTGATATCGTCTATACTCTCTCCGGATCTCACCCCCTGCAGCACAATAGTATCCAGCTGTTTATGGTACTCTTCCGGAATTGATTTAATTAAACTAACATTTTCAGATACTGCAGCCTTTACTGCATCCTCTAATTGCTGGTTTCTTTTGAGAGGATCCATTCCAATAACTGATCTGATCTGTTCTTTAACCTCGTTATTGGTGTGATTTTTAACTCTTTTAGAGAATTTGTCAGCTAACTTTTTTGCTGTTGCATCAGAAAAGGCCCGAGTAATAGCTGATTCTTTCAGCTCCTCAAGGCCTTGTATTATGTCATCCATTTCGCTGTCTTTTTTATAAGAGTCATTCCTCCGTAAATATGGAGTGACTTTCCTATCAACAAAATCCATGACATCATTATTCATTTTTTCGATTATATCCTGCAGGTCTTCATAATAATCAACTGCATGATTAGCTGGAAAAAGTATTCTAGGAAGTGGCATTTTCATGTGCCTCCTTCACTCTGTGGGCCAGCTCTATTGTTTCTTCATCTGACATGTCTAACTTTTCCATCAAACTGCTTTTACTGGTCCGCTCTTCTCTTATCTCATCAGCTGTATAAACTTGATTTTTGATGTATATTGCATCAGTCTCAGCGACTGTCTTTCTAATATTAGCATCAGTTTCTTTGTCTAGCTTCCAAAGTGGATTGAAAGAAATTGAGTATTTACCGTCTGGATCAGTTCGTCCACTGCCAACTCCGCTGTCTTTAGCCCAAAACAACAGATTAATTAGCTGTTCTATCAACGGCCTTAAATAGTTCTCCTGGAGACCGGCAATTCTTGCATAATAATTTAAGCTGTCAAACTGTCCTCCCGTAATTGTACCCTGCTGCTGGCCCATGATATGACTCTTAGGCATTCTTGCAGCACCGGCTAAATAGTCCCAGACAAAATCAAGCATATCTTTTAAACTAGATAATGAACCTGTAGGACTTTTAAATTCTAACTCATCCTCTGGGCCAATTAGTGCAAGTGAAAGAGTATTAAACTCAAATTCGAGCTGACTCTGTACTTTCTGCCTGGTTTCAGTGTCTGTTATATCGACTCCATCTGATTTAAGGACCTTAAAGACCAAAGAATAAAGCAACTGGCCAACTGACCATGCTGCATTATCAAAAATAGTTAACGGGTCAAATATTGACTGTATAAGCGGAATTCCCATTGCCTCATCCTCTACAGTTCTAACCTGCAGATGCAATAGCCTTGATTTATGGATTTTTCTTTCTCCCTGGCCACCAACACCAGATATCTTAAACTTTTCAATATCTCCGTACTCCGGAGAGAACATATCCTCATTAATATCAGTGTCATGTATTTTATTTCCTGAAAAAGCGTGAATATAATCAATATCAATCAGCTGCTTAGGGTTTAGCTCCTCTTCAAGCTCCAATTCGCCGGCCTGTCTGGCTCCAATACTGCAGAAACCATCACCTCTCAACCTTTCGTATTTGCACATATCCTGCATTTTAGGCTGAGCATTTAATTCAGTCAGTTTATTTTCAATAGCTTCCTTAACCTTTTTGTCGGCTTCTATTGATATCCATTCCCTTGTCATATCCTCAGCTGGTATATCTACAATGTTCTGAAAGATACGATTGCTTTTATACAGAGCTGTTATTTCTTTATTAGAGAGTGGTGGTCCTTCATTTGGTCTCTGTTGAGTAAGTGGATCACCATTTGGCCCCAGTAATTTACCTTTGGAACTGTTAGGATTTTGAGAGTGCATGAAATCCTGTCTTAATACGTTATAAACTCCTTTTTCTGCCAAAGTGTATCACCTCCATTAACTTGAATAAGCTGAATAAATACCTTTTCCGGTAACTATCATATCGTCTTCATGAGCATATCTTGTAGGGTCAATAGTATGATTATCTTTATCTATTAATTTATTTTTGATATTTCCATCTCTATCAACCTGGTAATCTATATTTTCAAATTCTCTTGCTATATTAGGGGTTCTTTTAGGATCAATAACAATCGCATTTAATTCATCTAACCATTTTTCACCATGTTCAACAGACCCTGGTCCTTTTTCAGCACCCTTTACTTTTATCCCATAATCTTTTAATTGAGCAATACTTCTGGGTTCAGCACTATCTGCAATACTCATATGATTATGATACTTTTTATTTATCATCCAATTTGCCAAGTCTTCGATTTTTAGTTTTATTTGATATTTTTCATCAATTGCATAAATAATTTTCCTTTTGCTGTCATAATGCCAGCGAACAAAAGTAGTTGGGTCCGCTCCATAACCCCAGTCAATACCCTGTTTGTGATTATCAAACCTTTTTATTTCTTCATCGCTTATCTTTCTGAATTCAAGGTTTTCAAAAGGAACAACCCCAGACCCTATCGGTTCACCTAACCAGGTATGCCTATACTTTCTATCGTTTTCTTCTTTTAAAATATTTATTTTTTGCAAAGTTTGCTTTGCTATAAAAGGGTTGTCTCTATAATCTGAATGGTGAACATAATAAATTTCCGGCAAAGTAACACTATTAAACTTTTTATTGCACCAATTAGTCTTTCTTTTTGGTGGGTTATAAGAATAAAAGACTTTATAATCAAAGCCTGTTTCTTCTCTGACTATAGAGTCTTCTATGGTTGCTATTTCATCTTCTGTTTTAAATTCGGCTAACTCTTCAATCCAAAGCCAAGTGTATGGATATTCTTCAGTAGAAAGAGATTTAATTCTTGTTGGATCGTCAGCACCTGCAAATAATATTTTATTTCCTCTGGGCCTGTAAATGATTTGCATTGGACTTACTTGAAATTTAAAATAATGATCAACATTCAATAACCTTGCAGCCCATTTAAACTCAGTAAAAATTGACTCTCTCATATATTTAGCGTGTTTTCTAATAGCAAGACCATTTACCGGATTCTTAATTGTGGCCACGATTCTATTGAGAGCAATATGAGACGATTTAGCAGATGATCTCCCACCCTTTAAAACATAATATAAATATTTATCTTTTTTGGTAGCTTTCCAAAAATCATGAAACTTCGGTATAACATGATCACTAAGTTTAGTTTGCTTTTGCATATTATCACTACTCAATATCATCTATTATTTGAATTCCACCTTGCAGATCTATGTCTATGTTATCTTTGAAAAGTGAGTATCTTTTACCTAAAAGCTCAGCTGCTTTATTTCTATCTTTAGGGCCAACCTTCTTTGAGACAACTCTAGCTTCACTCATGTAGTCACCAATATTCTCAGTTACCACTGTCTCTTCTTCAACTTCCCCTCTCATTACTTTGGTCAGGTACTCAAGAACTTCATCCTGGGTGGCTACCCTGGCCTCTTCTTTTTCTTCGAGCCTTTTTTCTATATAATTTTTAATCTCAGGTTTTTTCAGGTTTTCGTTTCCAATTGAATAAGCACTATTTTCACTATAACCGGCTTTTATTGCTGCATCAGTTGCATTTATTGAGATAATATATTCATCAGCAAAAGCTTTCTGTTTTTCTGTTAAACTAGAATCTTTATTTTTTTCTATTGGATGCTGCCAGCATCTCCATTCTTTTGGAGCTTGATCATCATCAAATTCTTTTTCTCTGGTACATCTGCTTCCATCATTTTTCAAACCAATACATCTCAAAGTTTTCACTGACAACACCTCCTATTACTTTATAAATTTAAATAATAATTATTCTCTATTACTTTTAAATAAATATATAACTAACCTGCTCTCCCCACTCCCCCTATAGTCCCCCTCTCCCCTCTCACTAAATTACAGTTCCAAATAATTCCCATTCGCTGTATTTATCTTCTCTAGTGTAGAGGTGAAAGCATTCACTGACAAAGAAATTTTGACCATCTTTTTCTAGATCAACTCTTTCCACTTTCAACCAACCTTGCTTATATCCGTTCACATGTTCAGGAAAATTAATTCTAAGATATTGTTCTATACGATCTGGTGGATCAAACACATTTAACAACCCCTTTGTTTTAGAGGGCAGCATTAATTAGCCACCCTCTAGGTTAATAATGGAGGTAACAAAAACCTCGACTAGATATCAATTATCATAGCCGAGGAAAAATAAGGAGGATTTTAGGGGCTATGGCTACCCCTATTTCTAATCCAGTATATTAAATCAGTATATGTCGATTAATGAATTATAAAAGCCCCAGAAATATATTCCGGGGCCTCAATAGAAAGGAAAATTATAGTGAATGTTTACCTAAATTCACATAATTGCTTATTATGTTCATAATAGCACACTTTTTGTGCCTTCGTGTTCGCCATTAGTTCACAAACAGTTCGCAAGCTGTTCTTTTTTAATTATTTGCAACTTTTTCTCTCTTTTTCTTTATAAATCCAACAATTCTTGCTGCCTTTTCCATTGCTTCATCCTTAATCTCATAATATTTTGTTCTACCGTAAGGGAAATTAGGGTGAGTATAAACTTCGCTGTCTTCAACAATACGGCCTGTTTTATACTTAATATCCATAAGCAGCTGCTCTATTGGATCTAAACCCTTATAAGCTTTTTCCACTCTTTTTACAAGTTTAATTTTTCTTTTGTACTCTTCTTTGAGCTCTTGCTCTTTTTCAACAGACTCCATAACTGGCTGAGCTGTCGGATCATAATGATTTGAAGATTGCACTCTAGGTCTTGAATAATCTATCCCCTGCCCCTTCCCGGCTAAATCTTCTAAAAAATTACCATCTATTTCAGCTTCAAATTGAATGTATTCACACCTGCTTTTATATTCCCGGTAATTAACAAAATCAAAAATCACTCTTGAACAATAGTTCTCCACTACATCTTCACCCCACTTTTAGCTTCCATCATGTATTTATAGCTTGCAAACACTGGGTCATCCTCTGCAAATTCAACCGGCTCTACTCTCTCTGTCTTTCTCAGACTCAAATCAAAGCAATCAATCAGAAAATTATATATTTGAGGCTGTTTTTTCTCTATCTGCTCTCCCATTGTCATCCTGATCAGCTCCAATTATCTTTTTATGATGTCGTACCAATTACCTTCAGGCTTTAATTCTTTCCCCATCCATTCTTCATTAATTTCGCTTATTTCATGGCTTCTCTTATCAATTGATAACCTCACATTTAGATCTTTGTGCTTCTCTCTATCTTCAAGCAACAAATTATTTCTAGTACCTGGACTACAAGCTATAACTCTGCCGGTAAGCAAATAACTAAAATACCAATCTTTTGTGCAATAAACTTTTAAATCAGACATCTTTATCAGCTCCCTTAATCATTTCAAGTAATCTCGGCCAACTACTTTTATTTTTATAATTCATGCAGCACAAATACCCACCGCCGTAATCCTTCAAATAAATTTCTTTAACATTCCCCTCTCCATCATGTTTAATCCTGATATGAGCTTTATTAGGATTGTTAATTATTCTGTTTTTCAATTCTTTATGATCATTGTGATTTTCAATCCAGTTCTTAATTTCGGACTCATTAACTGCATCTTGAATGTTAATTTTATAATCAGCAAATTTTTCTCTTTTGAAAATAGGTTCAGCTTTTATTTGATTAATGTTAAATTCTTTGTTTTTGAATAAATTTAATTGGTTCA